CCACCGAACGCAACAAACTGGTTTACCTTTTCCCATACTTTCTGAGACCCACCTGGCATAAACTCCCATTTTGAATTATTATAACCTATCGTATCACCTAAGGCATGTAACAACATGCATGCGATATATCTATCCTCCATTATAAGTATAAGTATAAAATAAATTATGTTCGTCTGAAAATAATATAAAAATATAGAGTTTTAATGTATAATAAATATGTCATCAGTAAATTTATATGATGTACTTGATGTATCGAACGATGCAACTCCTAATGAGTTGAAAAAAGCGTATAGAAAATTAGTCAAGGAGTTCTACCCTCGCAAACCGTCAGAGTCCAGCGAGATGTTTGAGCTCATCACGCACGCATATAACATCTTGGCAAATGATGAGTCCCGAAAAGAGTACGATGCGTTATATAAACTATCTCAACAGTCTGGAAAAGACCACACTAGTCTAAAAGCGCATGCAGAAAGCTATTATAAAGCACAAGAGACAGATGTTACTAAGAAGTCTAAAGAGGAGCTTGATGCGGATTTTAAGAAGGTGATGAGTGATTTTGATAGAAAACATGGATATAAGAGGGAGAAGGACGCTGATAAGATAGATCCTAAGGACTTTGATAGGCGTCTAAATGATCTAAAGCAGGCAATAGAGCAAGATGATATAGAATTAGCTCATGAGAATCTATTTGAAGGCGGTAAGTTTGATATCAAGAAGTTTAATGCTGCGTTTGATGCGATGCACAAAGGACCTGACGAACTAATCCCACATTCCGGGAATCCAGATGCCTGGATGGGTTTTGATCCACTTGGATCTAACTATAGTTCAATTGAGAAATATGATGAACTCTACGTCGATGATGGTAACCATATGGGAGTTAATGGTCAAAATTACAGCTCTGTTAATTTTGATGCAGGCAAGAAGAAAAAACTAACCAAAAAGGACATTGAAAAGATTAAAGGCGCTGACTATACAAGTAGCCATAATAGTGCTAAGGGTGATACTAACTATGCGAAGTCGCTAGAAGAGAAACTACGTGAAAGAGAGATCGAAGATCGCAAGTATCAGGATCGTGAGTTGAAAGACTTTGATACCGATCCCAACTGTGGCGGCTACGGAATCTTCAAAGACCTCGGCATAACCGCAGGTTCTCTTGAATGGAATAACGACGAAGAAGACATCCAAAAGAGATATAATCGTCTCCTCGAACTCAGAAATAAAGACAAATAATCAACCGAATATTTTATGAACTGCATCGTACCCCTTACGATATAATTTCTCTTTCTGATCTTTATCGATGTTATACTTAACTACGATAATGTCATCGAAATTAATAGATATAGTGTATTTCTCAAAGCCCTTTTTACATCCAAAGTTTGCGCCCTTTCGAATGATTTCATACGTTCTATACCAATCCTCTTCAAGATTTTTAGGATTCTCGATGAATGAGTCAGAGTCATCAAGGTATATACCTATCACTTCGTGCACTTTATTGGTATATAGTTGGATCGGATAGTTATCAATGCAACCACCGTCCATGTATAATAGGCCTTCATGATTAACTTTGGTGTAAAAGAAAGGTATGGCAGTTGACATCCGAATGGCTTTCCATACTGGTAAGTTCGGAAAATTTTCATGGTTCATGTAGATGATCTCCATCGTATTCCAACAGACAGTTGTGAAGTTGAATCTTTTTTTTGACTTTGTATATAGGTCGAGAAGCGTCATATTCTCGTTATGGCCTTTTGCTGTGATCATGCGCTTAACTACGTACTCTAGATATCGTCCGTCATCAAGTCCGTACTCTTGTAGGAATCTTCCGAAGTTGATGTTTACGAGCCTGCTTAAATCGAACTTCATTATGAACTCTATCTGTTCTTTTGGTGTGTAGCCGATTAGGTACAGAGCGATTGCTAACGTTCCCGCCGATGTTCCTGCGAACTCATGTATGTTCGATAAAATCCCAATATCATGCAACGCATTTAAAACGCCAACATGCGCTATTCCTTTTATTCCACCACCACTCAATACTAATATCCTCTTGTCCTTTCCCTTTCTCTCGCCCTTTGGTACATACTCAGGAATATCAAACTCATCCGATATTCGAACCTTAATCATCTCGTCACCCAATATCTCATGTACGTCTTCGTTGACTTTCGACTCAATGTTCATTATAACTAAATAATAATATTTTATAGTTATATAGACTCATGGATAAGATAAATATCAACAATCTGTTCCCATCGAAAGCGCCGATAGATCGGGATAAGCCCTTGGACGTAACTACTATATATAACCAAGATCCCAAAAAGACCGCAGCGCGCATTAGTGTTGACAGCTTATTAAAACGCAAGGAGGATCGAAAACGCAAAACTATCGATAGTTATAGAAAGGTATATCACATGGTACTTAATAAAATATCAAGTGCGAATAAGATAAATGATACTACAGACATAATATATGACGTCCCAGAAGCTATNNAAATTGACTAATAAATCGATTTTCATAAGCTGGAAAAATATTGAAGATAATCGAAGAAAGGCACAACGGAAATAGATTATCTATCGATTGTTCTTGATCGCCTTCCACCTACTCTCACTAATAGGTCTAACACAAAGATTATCATGATACTGACTGCTATTATAATGATTATCTCTTTGAATTTATATCCGAACAGCTCGTCAGGAATATTGAGTTTGGTCTCCGCTTGTATTGGCGCGGCTGAACCATTGAACGTCTCTGTTTTAGTCTCATACATCTTCTTCATCTTTTTATTAATCTGTGTTCGGCAGAATTTACATGATTTAATGTGGTCGTATACTTGATCATCTTGGGAACTGGCGATAGAGGCTGCATCGCTACCATCGTCGACTATGGAGTTTAAGAATTTATTTATATAGTGATTATGTCCGAGTTTAACATTGTGCTTTTTATTTGCCAATAGTTCGGAGTAGTTACTATCAAGGAGGGACGATGAATCGTCGAAGAACGAGTCCTCTTCTTGTCTCTTTAGTTCGGATATAGTTGTCCCCTTATCTGACTCTTCGTCAAACTCTACATGCGATGCAGAATTTGGGTTGTAGCTACCGTGCGCCGTGAAATATGGGACGTCTGGAGACGGGTACACACGGTCATTTATATATCCTTCTATTACATTAGGATCATTAGTCATATGCGGAGGGCGTATCCCGTTCTTTCTCTGGTACTCTTCAATTCCCCGAGTTAATGACGCTCTATGATTATTTATATTATTCTCCTTCGTTATCTTTTGCATCTGCTGTCTTAGTGGATTATCAAACGCCTCTTCAACAGCACAGTACATTATGTTCATTATACTTAGAGATCATATATTTTATTCATTCATAAAATCATAGTAATATAATTTATAGTTGAGATCAATTAGATTATTTTATCATGTAATGGTATAAATGGTTTTTGATCTATCAAACCTTGATAATAACTATATCATCGTATTCTCCGCTGTGTTCTTGACTGCATATGTGTACGTTGCATCAAAGGTTCAGCTACCAAAAGGATATATGGAACTGTATGACAATGCGATATTTAGAGTGGCATTCTTGGTCCTGTTAGCAACGATAAATTACGGAAAGGCGTATCATGTGGCCATTACACTTGCGTTGGTATACGCATTGTCAATACTATACCTACATGAGTATAACACTAAGGAGAACTTTGCCTACCTCGAGGCCTATCAAAAAAGCCTATTGAAAAAAGAAGAATTATAAATATAGTATAAAACATTTCATATTTGAATGGTTTATCTGCGTAATTATATAAAAAAAAGTTTCTTAATAACATAATATTAATAAATATGAGTGATAATCATTATAGACATGATGTCGATACTGAGGCCAACCATCACGAGCCTCAGATGATGAACCTTTCGCTTAACCAGATTAAGGAACGAAGTATGCATGACTCTGAAAAATCTAACGAGGTGGCAAGGAACGTTGACAATCTTAAAACAACAGAAACAGACATGGGATTTGAATACTTCGCTAATAAAGAGAAGATGGTTCCGGAAGATGAAGTCAAATATTATGATAAAAAACTATACGGGCAATCGACTGGTAGTGGATATAATGATCTTAATAATTATATCAAGACTGATGTTCCACCAGTCATTCCTCAAACTGCGTTTCCCGATCCGCAATCAGAAGCTTATGGGTACGATCCGAAACCTAGTAATTATGGCCCATCATTCGGATCAGGACCATCGAATGTTGAAACCAGTCGAAGCGGTGAGTTCGCCAACGAAGAGGAAGAACTATTGGCTAAATTAGATATGCTACGCAAACTCGGTGAACTAACTACTTATGGCGTTAAACTATCCCAAAATTACCACATGAAGTCCGACTACAAGTCCATGAAATATGAGTATGAACTTCATCGATCCATCCGTGATAAACAGAATGGTGTGAAATGGTTGAGTAATATGATGATTAACGCCTGTTGGGGTATTGAGTTAGGAAACGATCATTTTAATCCGTTCGACTTTAAACTCAAAGGTTGGTCTGACCAGGTCAATGAGGATCAGGCGGACTATTATGATGTCTTTGGAGAGCTATATGAAAAATGGTTCAAATCAGGAAAACCAATTCCACCGGAGATCAAGCTGTTCTTCATGCTTTCAGGGAGTGCCATTAGATATCACTTGGCTAGCACTCAGATGAATAGTTTACCGAACATAGCTGAGGTGATGAACAAGAATCCTTCCCTTGCCGATAAACTAAGACAACAAGCTGCATCTGATAAGATTAAAGAACAAAACTCCAAACAACGCGAGGCGTTTAATAATGTCGGCGCTAAACAACATGAAGATGCCAATCAGAAGGCCTCGGATATTCAAATGCTAAAAGAAAAACAACAGGAGTACGAACGAATGAAACAGAACATGATGCATCAGGACATGATGCAGAAACAACAGATGGAGTTTATGATGCAACAGAAACAGGCAGAACTCATGCAGCGTCAAGCGGAACAGCTCATGCAGCGTCAACAACAACTCGACGATCTAGAGATGAGACTTCAAGCGCAGATGTCTGATAATCGGTCAGCCTACTCAAAACCATCACAGAAAGTAATGAACCCACCTAAACGTCCAACTAGCTTAAGAGGGTTAGGCACACAACAGAGCCCTCAACAACTAAACAAGACACAACACGAGTACTTAAGAAATCAACAGATCGAACAACAGAAAAGACAGATGCGTGACCAAGAACTTCGACGTTTAAATGAGATGGAAACTGTATCACATGATGGCCGATCGGTAGTCAACATAAATCCTAATCTCAATAGCATCATCGATGAAAAAATTAACGATGATCATTCTAAAATAGATGAGATTTCAAATAATAGTCAAAATGATTCAGGAGATGGATCTCAAGATAGCAAAGTCCAGGTCACTAGACGTCGTAGAGTGAAAAAAAAACCTAATATTAAGATAGATGTATAAAATGTTAAGATTTATAATATTAAACCTTAACTGATTCGAAATTTAATTTGATACGTCAGATAATGTGTAAAGTTCATCACTGAAGAGAGAACCTTCGTCGGCAGGAGTCTCATCAGAGTCTGATTCCGCAAGTTGTCCCTTCATCTTTTCTAAATCATCCTCATCATTGTCATCATCATCATCATCTCCTCCAGATAGTACAAGGTCTGGGACGGGTGAGTCGTCGGTAAGTGCTCCGCCGATCTGATTCGCCTGATCTTGTAGACCGAAGAGATCCATAAGGGTGGGGACACCTACCATTCCCTCGGCGTCTCCATCCAGATAGATTGTCGGTTGATCTGTATTAACACCACCTCCGATCATTCCATCGAACGTAATGTCCATTACTGGAAGATCAGTAAATGAACTGATCGCTCCTCCAAGATTGACGATCGGAATACTCATTAAACCATCTTCATTCTCGTTGAGTTCCAACTTGAAGTCATCATCAGGAAGTCTGCCACCTGTCTGTTGAATTGGTTGTGATCCGCCAGGATAGACTGGTGTGTGAGCCATATATCCGTAACGTGACAAAAGTTCCATAGTATTGAGATTGTTTTGTGGTACAAATGTTCCGACTTTTTCTGCTGTAGTGACTTGACCAACTGGCATAAACGGCATTCCTGGCATCATAGGCGATGGTCTTGTTTCCGGATATTTTATATATATCATATTTGTCACCATAGTCTTATCAAATGCT